TGCCCGATCAGCTGGCCCGCAACTGCGGCCATATCGTCAATTGTGCCCAATGCCGCGATATCCTTTAACTGGATATACGAAGCATGAACTCCAACAGTCGCTGAGCTCGGTGATGTTTCATCACTTGTCCCTGCATCCATTGCTTGAGAAGCGAGAGAATCATCTGCCTCAGCGGCAAGCCTGCGAATAAACGGGGTCTGATGAATTACTCCCGCACCAGGGAACGGAACATCAGTAACTAAAGGTTGGACAATGTTCCCCTCGTCTAATTCCAACAGAGCCGATGCAACTATTGTCGGGATCGCCTCTGTTAACGTAGTAGTCGTTGTATCTGCCATACGAATTCCTCCTTTTTAGAGTGTTACTCTTTTAGCGCCTTGTATCGCGCTAATTTTTAATTTAATTTCATCAACTTTTTTTCTGTCCCCTGTTATCATCGCTGATTGGAGTTCTGCGTTGAGCGTATTCAGGTCTGACGCTCCCGCTCCGCCGCCACCCGGCCCGCCAGGAGACGTCCCCCCGCCACCCGGCTTTATTGCTTTTACCAGATGCGGTCTTTGCGCTAAAAATTGTTTAATGCCCTCTTCTATAGAGTGTAAAACTTCCAACCCGTTGGCATCCCTGCTTTTGATTTTGATGCTTCCGTCTTGTGAATTAAAAACCGCCTGAGATTTAATCAATGCCATAGACTCTTCCGCATAGGCGTTCTGCTTTACTATTTCCGTCATCAGAGAACTCCCGATTTTCATATCGGTTATTTCTGAGTCTTTCTTGGATATTATGCTCTGAAATTCCTGGTCTTTTTTCGCCCAGCCCTCTTTCAATTTCTCGTATTCTTTTTGAGCCTCGAGTTCTTTCGTCTTCGCCGCGTCGAGCTGTTTTTCATGCTCAGTTTTGAATTTCCTTAAATCATCATAATCGGAAAACTTTGCCTTTTCGCGCGCGAGCCTGTCTTGCACTATCGCGTCAACCTTATCTTGCGTCAAGGTATCCCTGGTTTTCTCTGCAATCAACGCGTCAACCTCTGTTTGTGTAAAAGTTTTATCAACTCCGCCCGCAATGGGATAAAACCCCCATTCCTTTTTGAATGTCTCCGCCCACTTTCTATCCTGTATACTTTTCATTTGTTACCCTCCCTATTTTTCCGCCGTGAGTTTAGCGTTTCTTTCCGCGGCCATTTTAATTAAAGATGGGATCCTATCCGCAAGGCGGCCGCCCTCGCCTTTGCCCATCATATCTTCGTGTCCTTCCATCCCCTCAATCATCATATCCATATCTTCCTGCCTCATCCTCGGAAATTTCTTTTGTATAATTGTTTTCTTGACTTCCTTGTTAAACTCCGCACCCATATTCAACCGCATTGTTTTTTCGGCTTCGTCAAGGTCTTCATTTACGGATGTTATCGAAAACTCATTCGGATATTCTACCGAACCGTCAAAATCTTTACCAAGCCACTTAGCGAATATTTGCCAGAGCTTTGTTTCTCCGTCCTCTAAGTTCCCTGCCTTTTTGGAAAGCGTGGAATTGGTCTGGTTAAAATCCCATGCCTTTGATACGCCCGATTGCTGTATCGCCGATTGCCCCTCAGAAGCCTGCACCGACCCACCCTCAAGTTTTGCCAGCTGAAAACATTTTGATACCTGCCTGTCTATATGCTTAAAATATATCTCCGCGTTAGCTGATGGCGGGGATATATATTGAGGGGCATTTCTATCCTGCGGATAAAGTAAACCCTTTGATGTTCCAACAGACAGCTCATCGTATTCGGTTGCGTTTCCTTGCAACGCGAGAAACGCGAATGTCTGGTCTCGTAATATCTGCTTTAGCTCAGAACAGGAATTATATATATCGCGCGTGATGAAAGATATGTCCGCAATCGCCGATATACCCAAAAAATTCTTGATTTTCTTTGACTGCTTATTGAATATGCAAACTATCGGCACCATTCCCGCCTGATGATTGTCGCGCTCAATTTCCTCATATTTCTCATTGTATAAAATCCACTCCCGCCGCGTCCACAGCCGGTATTTGATATTAAGCAGGTTATTCTTGTCAAAATTAAACGGGTCTATATTCAAATCCGCATATTCNCGCACTAAAACCCAGTATGGAAATCCAAACTCATCCAATGCCCAGTTGATTATATTTTGCGGATGGTGCAAAGTAAAATAAGGGAAAAGATTATTATCGATAATATCGGCCCGCGTCTTCACATCCCCGTTGAATTTGGGGGTATCGATTATCACAAATATATGCCCGTAAACCTGCGACATATCGGCCAACTCTTTACGGAATTCACCTATTGAGCCTTGCTTGTTATCTATATTCTCGGAGCGCTCCTCGACTTCATCGGCGATATTCCCAAAATCAGTGTTAATCGGCTGCTTGAATAAATGATTAGTATAAATATCAATAATCGGGTCGTTGAAATTGTAATAATAAGACATCCTCAGACGATCATTATAATCAACATCACGCTCTTTGGGGTGCATAAAAAGATTGCCGGATTTGCTTAACTTCATCTCTGTGCTTCCTGCGAATATTTTAAAAGCCCTTGTTACATAATTTAACAACCCCCGGCTTGCCGCGCCTGAGCCGGATATAAAAGCATTACAATAATCCACGCCGCCTTCGTAACTATCGAGGAGGAAAGACCAATAATCATGATAAGTGGAAAATACTTTATGCGGAACATCTACCAAATCTTTTATTGTTGAAGACATAAACCAACTCCTTTTCGTAATCTTGAACCATAAGTATCTGTTTCTTTATGACATTTTTTACAAAGGGTTAACCCATTATTTCTATCAAACCTCAATTCTGGAAATTTAGAAAAAGGTTTAATATGATGTGCTTCGATATAAGTATGAGTTATCCCACATTCACGACAAGTAAATCTATCTCTGATAAAAATATCCCTGCGCCAAAGACGATATTCTATTCCTCTCCTTAAAGATTCATTTAATAATGTAATTCCTCCTTGCCAGTTATAATGTTTTTTCCCTTTCGTTACATAACTTCTCTTCAATCTACTCTCTATACTTTGTTTAATTCCTAATGCTTTTTTGTTTCCTATTTGAGCAATACTCATTTTTCTTTTAGTTTCTTTTGAAAGTTTTTTACCTTTATGTCTTAAACTAATTTGTAGTTTTTGTTTATCTGAAATATGAATTCCTTTCTGCATTTCGCGTAACTTTTGTTTTTGTTCTTCTGTCCTTTCCCAAATACCACGCGGCATAGTTAAATTTTTAACCCTTCTATTCTTGAACGATTCAAATCAAACTCAACTGAACACATATAACCAAATGCATCGGAAGGATGAGTTAACGACCAATCTTTTGATTTGTCAATTTGCGTCGAGCCTTCCTTGAAAGAAACCTGTTCAAAATCTCTAATTAAATTCTTGCACTTTTGAGGATTGACAAATACTCGCCTTTGCCCCTTGCTGTTGCAGATAAGCCCGTTTACCGCGTTTATCCTGTCGCGCTCAGCGGGATTCTTTGTTGGTATACGCGATGAAATATTATACGCGGATAATTCATTCTCTATAATTTTCCAGTTAGTTATGTTGCTATCAGTATGTCTCGCCCTGCCCGTGGCATCTCCGTATAACCTAACCCCCGCACGATGGTTAGGGAATCGGGATTTAAACTCCGCGCAGGCATCAACGGTATTGCTGTTTTTCATATATATTTCATCTATCACATAAACCTCTTTTAATTTTGTATCCGCGTTAATCCCCCACTGCATAATAACCCAGGCCATCGGGTCAACATTGAAGTCACATGCAAGCCAAATGGGAATATTAAAATTATATTGCGCCAGCTTAAATGCCAGATCCCCTGCGTTGTGTTGACGATTAAATGTATAATAAACCGCACCCTCAAATATAACGAATTGGCCCAGCAGCTCCTGCTGCATGTATTTCTCGTCATACTTAGCCGCCAGCTCATCAATGGCGAGTTTATTCAGATAATCATTTTCGTAAGTCGTTGCTCTTATAGTATGGTAGTCTTTCTTTTTTTGGACAATGAATATGTCATGAATATCGTCAAAACTATTGGGGCTGGTAGTAATGAAACCCTTCCCCCCNGTAGATAACACGCGCCCCAGAAGAATATCCCAAAGCGCGGCGAAGTTTTTGCACCCCCTGGCTTCATCCACCCAAAACCCGCACATCGTAACATTCCGGATTTTATCCGCGTCCTCCGCCGAAAAACCATACACTTCCCTGCCATTTTTCAGGATTATGATTTTCTTGGTTTCGTTTTCTTTGAGGATAAGCGGGCGCATGGCGTGACGGAATTCTTTCCAGGTGGTACGGTCAAGCATGTTAAATGTAGGTGCAATAATCCCAAAAACCGCCATCGGTTCAGCCCTGCTATTCCACGCCTGGCGGCCAGCCTCTCTTGCGCCCGCAAAAGTTTTCCCCGATCGGATGCCTGCGATAAACGCCACGAAACGGAATAAGTAGCCTATTGCCGCATGGAAATCCTGCTGTTTTAAATGAGGGAAATATTTCTTTAATTTTAACATTTTCCTTGTTTTCCCGCGTTGAAGACTTGTCCCATACTTTTTATCAATCGTATCGATATAATATATAACATATAATAAGTACTTAATTATTAGCTATACTTGCTATGCGGTTATTCGCATTATACTTTTGGGATTTGGTAAGGATTTCGAGTTCCTCTTTCATCAATTCATTATTTGTAATTTCTATTTTTTCAGTCTGACCGAGATATTGTTTACCAAGCCAGATTGCCATTCCCGCGTTCGTTTCTGCTAA